TATTGTAAAAGGCAATTGAACCAAGATAAAATAAAAGAGCAATTAGGCTACTAATGAACAAAGCACAAATAATAGAGGCTATTTATAAAGACCCTGCTTATAGAAATGTATGCAGAAACATAGCCTCACCTACTTTATTTGAGGACTTGTTCCACGAGGTTATCATTAATCTATTAGACCTACCCGATGAGAAAATTCAAGATGCAAGTGAAAAAAAGTATTTAAAGTTCTTGTTTGTAAAGATTGCACATAACTCTTGGAACTCAAAGCATTCACCATTTTACAAGAAATATAGGCACAACGATTCAACCGAAAGCATTGAACTACTCATAGGATTAGAAAGTGACTTGGATAGTGAACTCGAAAACAAAGAGGATATTTATCAAAACTTCACACAAAACATTAAGGATAAGATAGATAAGTTGGATTGGTATGACCAAACATTATTGAAGTTATACATTGATATAGGGGAGTTCAGAAAAATATCAGTTATGACTGGAATCAAATATGGCGCAGTTCAATACACTATTCAAAAAACAATTAAAAAACTAAAATTAGAAAACCATGATAGATTTAAAAAATTTAGCGATTATTACAACTCTTAGCGCATCCTTTGGAGTTGCTATTAGTGACTTCTTAACTGACATTTACGGCAAACTTTACGCAAAGCAACTACCTAAACCATTCGGATGTTCTTTCTGTATGGCATTTTGGGGCGGTTTAAGCTACTCTTTATACTTAGGCAATGGATTTGTTGATTCATTATTTATTGGATGCCTAAGCAGCGTTTTATGTTTGTTCATTTATAAATTATTAAACTCATGAACCAAGAGCAATACGAAAGACTAAAACCATTTAAGTCAAGGTGGGAAACCTTTAAAACCAATCACGCTATGAAGTGGACTGCATTGGAACTACTTACTTTTCAGCAACTTCATAAAGATATGTATGGCTATGTAACCGCTAACATTTACTGCGGAAACTGTATTAACGAGTTGGTTCACAAGATATTTAACGCATTAGAACAATATGAATCTAAAATTTAAACACTCAGGCAACGCAGGGGATATTATCTATTCCCTTAATGCTATTCGTTCAGCGTGTGACTTACACGACAAGAACGCTATCTTATATTTGAAGTTAGATGAGCCTATTCAATTGCATCCCGCATTTAAACATCCATTAGGCGGTGTAATGCTTAATAGGTATATGTTTGATAATCTTAGACCTTTGCTATTGGAATGTAACTTTATTGACGATGTAGTAATATACACAAACCAAAAGATAGACTATGACTTAGATAAGTTTAGGAAAATTAGCTTTAACTTAGGTGCTGGCGACATTAAGAAATGGTATTTATACGCATTCCCCGAACTTCAAGAATATTACGAAAATAGTCCTATATTTATAAGTAGTGAGCAAAGCGATTACATTGTGGTAAATCGGTCAGAGCGTTATAACAATGGGCAACTTGACTACTCAATTCTTAATCAAGTTCAAATACCTATCTATTTTGTCGGAACAGATACCGAGTTCAAGTTAATGAAGGATATAGTTTGGGACATTCAACATAAGAAGGTTGATAACTTTTTGGAGTTAAAATACTTTATATCAGCATCTAAACTCTTTATTGGGAATCAGTCTATGTGCTACTCAATAGCAGAGCAAACAGGTTGCAATAGATTATTAGAGGTTTATTTTGGATGTCCTAATGTTATAACTCAGGGTTGGGAGATGTTTAATCAAGAAGGTTTCGAATACGCACTAAAACAAAATAATTTAATATGAGAATACTATTAGTTTGCCCAACTAACATAACGGGCGTAGAATACCATAGGTTAATCATTCCTCATACACATATGAAGGATGTTACCTCAATTTCGAGCATTGACCATCAACCCGATTCTTTTTTTGCGGATTATGATTTGATAATTGCGAGTTCAGTAGTTTCCAAAATGGGAAACCAAGAGTTACTTTGGAAGCAGTTAAAAAGAGTAGGAATACCAGTTATTATTGATAGGGATGACACTTGGGTTTTACCTCACTCACATCCAATGTATCGAGAATGGCAATTTAAACAAAGGGCAAAAGATATTATTTACAATTTAACCCAAGCGGACTTAGTCACTACTACTAACAAGCATTTAGCATTAGAAATAGCTAAGTATAATAAGAAAATAGCGGTTATCCCTAACACAATAGACTTTAATCAGCCTCAATTTATTCCAAACCCCGAAATAGAAGCTATGAAGTCAGACTTAGTTCACATAGGTTGGAGTGGTTCAGTTACCCATTTACAAGATTTGCAACTAATCGAAGGCGAATTGCTATCTTTGAACAAAAGTGAGGATAAGGACTATAAGTTAATGCTTGCAGGATTCTATGAACATGATTCAATATGGGACAAGTATGAAAAGATATTTACATCTAATTACATTATAGACGATAACAACTATGGGAGAATAAACTCAGCAGATGTTAATAGTTATGCTCAGGCGTATAATTTAATGGACATTGGATTGATACCTTTAAGGAATAACGAGTTCAATAGATGTAAGTCAGATTTAAAGTTAGCCGAGATGGGTGCATTTGGTTTAGCTGCTATTGTTTCGGATGTAAGCGCATACGAGGGATTGGGAGTTCACGAAAGAAACTGTTTACTAGCTGGCAAAAAGGATTGGTATAAGTCAATTCGTAGGCTAATCGAAAACCCTGAGTTAAGAAAAGACTTAGGCAGCCAATTGAAAGAAGATGTACTTAGTCTAAGAAATGAAAGTAATTGGAGAGATGTAAGAATCCATATCTACGAGAGTATTATAAGTAAAAAATAATATATTTAACATTATGCAAAGCAGAAAAGTAAAAATATCAGAGGTAAAAGCAAATCCAAACAATCCGAGAATAATTAAAGATGACAAGTTTGCTAAATTGGTTAAGTCAGTGCAAGACTTTCCTGAAATGCTAGACATCAGACCAATAGTAGTTAACGCTGATATGGTTGTTTTGGGCGGTAATATGCGATTTAAGGCGTGCAAAGAAGCAGGACTGAAAGAAGTGCCTATCATAGTAGCAGAAAACCTAACAGACGAGCAGCAAAAAGAGTTTATAATTAAAGACAACGTGAGCGGAGGTGAATGGGATTGGGATATGCTTGCCAACGAATGGGAAGTTGAGCAGTTAGATGAATGGGGATTGGATGTTCCTATAAATTTAGAAACTGAGTTGGAAGCGGAGGAGGATGACTTTGAAGTTCCTGAGGGTGGAATTGAAACGGATATTGTCTTAGGTGACTTGTTTGAGATAGGTGAGCATAGGTTATTGTGTGGGGATAGTACGCAAACAGATACATTCCAAAAGTTAATGCAAGGAGAGATGGCAGACATGGTTGTTACCGACCCGCCTTACAACGTAGCTTATGAAGGTAAAACAAAAGACGCACTTACTATTGAGAACGACTCAATGGGTAACGATGACTTCTATAAATTTCTTTATGACTTTTATTCAGCATTAACTACTGCAGTAAAAAAGGGCGGAGCAATTTATGTTTGGCACGCTAGTTCGGAAGTAATTAACTTTGGTAAAGCTATGGTTGATGCAGGATGGTTGTTAAAACAGCAATTAATATGGGTTAAAAATACAATGGTAATGGGTAGGCAGGATTACCAATGGAAACATGAACCATGTTTGTATGGGTGGTTAAAGGGGGATAGTCATAAATGGTATTCAGATAGAAAGCAAACAACTGTAATCGAATGGGATAAGCCATCAAGAAACGGAGAGCATCCAACAATGAAGCCAATAGGATTATTCTCATATCAAATAGAAAACTCATCAAAGCAAGGGGATATTGTTTTGGATGCATTTGGTGGAAGCGGAACAACAATGGTGGCTTGTGAGCAAATAAAAAGAAAAGCAAGGATTATTGAATTCGATCCAAAATACTGCCAAGTAATAATAGACAGAATGATAAAACTTGATTCAAATATTAAAGTAACAATTAATGGAAAACCTTATGAGCCAAAGCAAAAAGCATAGTCTATTAGAAAGCATATCAAACGTAATATTGGGTTTGTTAATTAGTTTTCTTATTCAATTATGGATATACCCATTACTCGGAATACCTGTCACAATTAATCAAAATATATTTATTACAACTGTTTTTTTTATTGCATCCTTTTTAAGAGGATACATTATTAGGAGGATATTTAATGGCATACGATAGAATAAAAATATACGAGCAAGCACTTGACCTAATAGAGAAGAAGAAACTTTTTTTTATTGAGGATGTGGTAACTTTACTCCCTTGTACTAAATCAACTTTTTATGATTTTTTTCCAATTGATTCAAACGAATTGAACACCATAAAAGAGGGATTGGACAAAAACAAGATTGAAGTCAAGAACGGACTGAGGAATAAATGGTACAATGGAAACAACCCATTAACGCAAATGGCTCTTTACAAGTTAATTGGAACTGAGGAGGAGTATCATAGAATCGCCAGCACCAAGACAGAAAACAAAAACATTAATATCGAAAAGCCAATATTCGAAGGGATAAACCTTGACGTTACAGAAAACGACAGCGCAGAATAAAATCGCAAAATTAAGAAAGCGAGTAAGGATTGTTAGGGGTGGTACTTCAAGTTCAAAAACTTTTAGTATTATCCCTATGCTGATTCATTATGCAGTCACGAATCAAAACCAAGAGATAAGCGTGGTAGCCGAAACCATCCCCCATTTAAGGAGAGGTGCATTGCGTGACTTCTTAAAGATAATGGATATGATTGGAATGTATGAGGATGCCTGCTACAATAAGTCAACAATGACTTACAGATTTAATAGCGGTTCATTTATAGAGTTCTTTAGTGCTGATAATCCTGCAAAGTTACGAGGAGCGAGAAGGGATGTGCTTTTTATAAACGAGTGCAATAATGTTTCTTGGGAATCTTATTATCAATTAGCTATAAGGACTAAGAAGTTTATTTACTTGGATTACAATCCTGTTTCTGAGTTTTGGGTGGATACGGAATTGCTTTCAGATTCAGATGCGGAAATGATAGTGCTGACTTATAAAGACAATGAGGCACTTGAACCGAGCATAATAAAGGAAATTGAAAAGGCAAGGGATAAGGCAGCTACATCAAGCTATTGGGCAAATTGGTGGAGAGTTTATGGGTTAGGTCAGATAGGAAGCCTGCAAGGAGTGGTGTTTGATAATTGGCAGCAGGTGGATTCAATACCTTTAGACGCTACCTTAGTTAGTTACGGAATGGACTTTGGCTTTACGAATGACCCTAGCACACTAATAGGAGTATGGAAATCAGAAGGTAAACTTTGGATTGACGAATTACTATACCGAACAAATATGACCAATAACGACATCGGCAACTTTTTAAAGTCTATTGATTTTGGGCGCAATGAATTGATTTGCGATAGTGCTGAACCGAAATCAATTGAGGAACTTTACAGGCAGGGTTTCAATGCCAAGCCATCTGTAAAAGGGGCGGATTCAATCAAAATAGGAATTGACACCTTAAAGCGTTATGAGTTAATGGTTACTAAACGCAGCACGAATCTAATAAAAGAACTTAGAGGCTATCAATGGGAAACAGACAAGGAGGGAAAGCTAACAGGCAAGCCGACAGATAGTATGAACCACTTATTAGACCCTTTAAGATATGTAGCATTGGTTAAGCTAAATAATAGACCAAGTGGAAGATATGCGGTAATGCGTGCATAATCAATAACTTACAAAACAAATTACACAAAACAAAATAAATATATTTAAATATATGCAAAGGGAATTCAACCGACTTAAAATAAAAGACTATGTAAGTACACTTTCTCAGATGCCTTATGAGAGCGAGTTAGAATACAATCAACGTAGAATAGCGACTATTTTAAACGTGCCAATAGAGTACATTGCAAACCTTCCATACTCAATCTACACCGATTACTTAGTAGAACTAAAGAACATCGAGGATAACATAAGAGGCTTTAGGGTTAAAGACAAAGTTAAGATTGGGAAAACTTGGTATAAGATTGACACGGATATAATGAAGATTACTGCCGCTCAGTTCATTGATGCCTCAGCATTTAGCAAAGAAGTTCAAAAAGACTTACACAAGTTTTTAGCGGTGTTCCTTAGACCAATGACGTGGAGATTTGGCAAGGTTGCAAATTACGATGGCAAACGGCATAAGGAGATAAGTGAATCGGTTTATGAGAATATGACTATGAAAGATGCTCAGCCATTCTTAGTTTTTTTTTGCAAGGTCTTACAAGAATTATCTACTCATATAGGAACTTATTTACTGGAGGAAGTGGAGATGATAGTAAAGGATTTGCAAAGAAGTGGGGCTATCTCGTCACAATCGACAACCTTTCAAACCGAGATGCTACCAAGTGGGACTACTTCTTTAATATGAATGTAATAGAGTTTTTGAATTTGATATGTTACCAAATAGATAGAGAAGATAGTGAGCGCAAATTATGAGGCATTATTAGGGGCGATAGGTGAGGATTATGTGCCTATTGAGAATATCAAGTTTGATACTGTTTTAGGTCGTGCCTTGTTCAATGTAGCGAATGAGTTAAGCGAGATACTAAAAGCCAACTTAGACGATGCCAACTTAAAGGATAGCGAACTTAAACAATCAATAGTAGCAGTTCCTATCTCGGTAATGGGAAATGAGTATTACGTAGGCATAGAGGGGAACAATTATGCGTTCTTTGTAAATAGTGGGGTAAATGGTTTAAAGACTAAACACGGCTCAATTTATAGCTTTCGTTCAAGATTCCCAAGTGAACCAATGGTTAAAAACTTAATGCGATGGATAACTAAAAAGGGGATTCCATTAGATACGAGATATAGCCAAACAAGGAACTTAACAAAAAGAGCAAGGGCAAAGGCTCAAATAGATGAGAAAAGAAAACGAGCCACTGCAATAGCATTTGGAGTAAAGCAGAACGGAATTAAACCAACCTACTTTATTGATTCCGCTATTGATGAGGCAGAGTTAAATAAGATAACAAGTGCAATAGGTGACAAATTAGGCAAACAAATAATGGTAAGTGTAGAAATTAACTTGACGAGATGATAACAATAATAGAAAATCCAAACAACTGGCAAAACGTATACAATGAAATAGTAGTAGGGGTGAGCGGTTCAAATAGCACACAACCTAACTATCAGTTCTTATGCGATGTAAACGTGAGCGGGCAGAGTAATCCAGTGACAAGGCTTACCCTACCTAAGCAACCATTAGTGGGAACTGTCAAAATCAATGTAGCAGATGTAGTAAAGAACTATGTGACCTATGACTTTGGAGCGTTTAATTCAACTGCCTTAGTAAAGTGTAATAATAGCGAGGTTAAATATTGGCTTCAACTTGGCGAGATATATGACAATGTAAGTGGCGTTCCTGTTATCTACGCTAATCAAGCGCAATATGGAACAAGTGGAAGTCCAAAGTTAGGCAGCAATGCGATATTCGATTTTTTAGATTGGTCTAAAACTGCATTCAGTACAGGTAAACTTTTAAGTGAATCAAACCAAGTTAGCTTAAACGATAACTCGTATACGGAAACAATCAAACCAAATCAGCAGAGGTTCTTAACATTCTTTGACCCAAATGGGGAGATAACTATTGTTGACTTATTCGTGTATAATGCTGCGGGAGTTTCTATCTTTAGTAACTCTTTTTCAAGTTATACCACACAATCGGGAATAGTTGCTTTAAACATTGGAGATTCATTCTTAGACTTTATGGGCGCAAGTGGTTTTATGACCTCAGCAGCAAGTTATAAAGTAGAGATAAGGAATGCGGGAGATAGCTTACTATTTAGCAAAACCTTAAACGTAGATAATTCATGTAGTAAATACCAAACTTACAGACTGCATTGGCTTAACTCATTGGGTGGATTCGATGCTTTTAACTTTAACTTGGTAAGCGTAGAGCAAACTCAAATAGAGAACAAGGAGTTTAAGAAAATCCAAGCATTAGGCTACTCTAAAACGGATAGGCTCAAAACTAAATATTACACTAAGTTAAGTGAAAGCGTTATCTTAAACTCAGACCTATTATCGGATGCCGAGTATGCAGCATTAGGCGAATTGGTCTTTAGTCCTATTGTAATGTTAGAAACAAGTCCGAGTAATTATGTGCCTGTAAACGTAGTGGCTAACAATTACGTTAAGCGCAAATATGAGCAAGGTCAAACTATCCCTAATCTACAATTAACAATTGAGTATTCATTTGATAACTATCGCCAATCGTTATGATGCAGACAGAAATAAAGATACTTCAATATGCAGCAGGTCAAGTAACTAAAACTTTTGACTTGGATTTGTATGATGATATTTCAATTCCAGTAAATAAGTCAATCATTGACATTAAAGAGCCTGAGAAAAGAAAGTCAGATTATACTTTACCTATCAGAGTTCCTGCTACTGCAAATAATAGGGAGATATTCTCAAACATTCAAAACCTTAATAGGTCAACAATAAATACGAGTGCGACAAATTACACTCCCGATTTTAACGTGAATCTAAAATCAGAGGCATTGGTAATTCGTAGCGGTATTATCTTAATGCGTGGTTATTTGCAATTGACAGAGATTCCAATCAATGACCAAGAGATTCAATATGAGTTAGTTATAATTGGAAAACTTGCAAACCTATTCCAAGACTTAGGTGAAAAGAAGTTGGCAGAAATTGACTTATCTGAATACAACCATACTTGGAGCTATTCAAACATTGCTAATTCGTGGGCAAATTATATAATCAAGAATAGCGTATCTTATAACAACTTTGTAGGAGGCAACCCAAATGGCGAAGGCTACGTTTACCCCTTAATAGATAATGGATTAAGCACATTAGTTAATAATGTATCAGCAGAATTAGAATACGAATTAGAAAAGTCTATGTACCCTGCTATTTACATCAAGCAGATAGTAGACAAAATATTTAGTCAGTCGGGTTATAGGTATGAATCAAACTTTTTTAATAGCGTAATATTTAAAAGGTTAATTATGCCTTTTACAGGTGGCACATTTATAGCAACTGAAAATCTAATAAATGATAAAACCTTTATAGTAAAAAATACAAGTTCAGTAACATATACTACTACAAACAGAAATGGGCCTAGCGATGTAAAAAAATATTTATTTGACACTATTGTTCAAGATACAAGCGTTCCAAGTGTTGACTTAGCAAATGAAAAAATAGATATAAATACAGGAACTGCGGGTTTTACAAACTTTGCTTTTCAAGGGGATATTTTAATTACAAATGTTAGTGGTTCAACATTTCCTGCGTTAACGGCAATAGCAATAGTTTTTGATGTAGAGCAATATAGAGGAGGTAGTCGTTTTAAAGCGTCTCATCATGAATTTGCAACTACTGCTAATTTATTGCCTAATGGAAACTCTGTAACGAAAAGTGTAAATTTTAGCAGTCCAGAATTTAATGTTGAATCTGGAGATGAGATTTATGTAAAATTATCTTGGAGATTAGCAACTAATACAGGCGTATTTAATCCTTCTTTAATTTCAATAACATTAAATTCAAATTGTATATTTAAAAGTTCACCAAGTTCAAAATATACAGAAGGCAATACGATTGATATTAGTTCAACATTACCAAGAGAAATTAAGCAAAAGGACTTTTTAACTTGGTTGTTTAGGGCGTTCAATCTTTATGCAGTTCCTGACACGATAGACGCAAACAAGTTAATCATTGAGCCAAGAGATGACTTTTACACCTCTGATGTAGTAGACATCACAAATAATTTAGACACAAGCAGCGAGTTAATGGTTACTCCTATGGGTGTACTTGACTTTAGGGATTTTGTTTTAAAGTATAGAGAGGATAAAGACGAATACAATACTAAATACCAAGAACTATTTGGCGAGGTTTATGGAACTAAAAAGTATTCAGTTCAAAATGATTTTTTAACCCAAACTAATAGTGTAGAGATTGGATTTAGTCCTTCTCCCTTAGCGAGTTCAAATGGGTATCATGATAGAATCTTTACAAAAATTAGAAAGGTAGACCCAAATAGTCAGAATAGTGAGTTACCTTCTTATAATATTAGAATGCTATATTATGG